TACCGTTGAAGCATTTAATCGTGCACTATCCAATGTCGTTCAGCCTTTAGGACAATTAAAGGGGTACATAGGTGGTGTTGGGGGAACAAACGCAGGAGCAGGAATTGGTACTGCTGCTGGTGGTTTTGTTTCTGCTGCAAAGACTATTGGTATAGGTCTTGGTCTTGCATTTGCTCCAGAACTTACTATTCCGTTACTAGCAGGAGTTGGTCTTTCTAATTTTAAAGGCGGAGCAACATCTGGTTACGGTTCATCGTTTGGTGTGGGCGCTCGTGGACGTAGTGGTGGTGGAAGTCCCGTAGCGGGAGCCGCCGTCAGCGCTGGGTATGGCGCAACAGATACCTCTGGAACTTGGGCCTCAACTGGTGGCACGCACACTGGTATGGATTTTGCAGTAGCAATTGGAACTCCTGTAACTGTTGCATACGCAGACGGTGTTGTTTCACAAGTAGATTTAAACTCCGATTATGGAACCTCTGTAATGATTGACCATGCAGATGGCACACAGACTATCTACGCACATTTAAGTGAGCGCACAGTAAAAGCAGGAGATGCAGTAAAACTGGGACAAAGAATTGGTAAGTCTGGAGACTCTGGAAACGTTGATGGAGCGCACCTACATTTTGAAATGCGTAAAGGAAAAAACAACCCAGTAGACCCAGGACAGTACATGTCAGGCTCCACCAACTCATTATTAAATATGGGTTATGCATCAATCCTTCCTACAGCATCAGATGTCTTGGGTTCATCTGGTTCATCTAACTCAACGAGTGTGTCTAACTTGCAAGCAGTTGCTGCGCCAGGGGACCAAACTTCTTGGGCTTCAGATGTCCTTTCTGGTTTAGGTGCGCCTGTAAATGATAAAAACCTTTCTCTAATGACAACTTGGATGCGTTATGAGGGTGGGCACTGGAAGAACAGCGCAACTTGGAATCCATTGAACACCACCCTACAAACTGACCAAGCAACTGGAAGCATGAATGGCGTAGGTGTAAAGAAGTACTCATCTCGTGAGGCTGGAATTCAAGCAACAATCTCAACGCTAACTGGTAATAAAGCAGCAGAACGCGGTTATTCAGCAATAGTAGATGCAATGAAGTCTGGTGGGGTGGACCTTGCAACTGGCGCCTCACTCATAAACAACAGCAGTTGGGGAACAAAGATACGAGGTGGCGGAACCTCTGGTTATGGTGCATCCATCCCTACGTCAACGGCCCTTAGCCAAGGTAACAAGACTGTGAATGTAACTTTGAAAATTGAACGTGCGACAGAACAAGAAGCAATGCAGTTTGCAAAAATAATTAAAAACTATCTTGAGAACGATAAAGATATATCTAGAATGGGAAGTTCATAATGAGTAGCCAAGCAGACTATACAAACGCAACTACGGCAACTCAAAGTGCTCAAGAGAAGGCAACAAACGCAAGAAAAGCAGCCAAAAAAATAGCAGACAATAAGGCTAAAGTAAAACAACTAAATGATTCAATTAATGCGATTACAAGAGTACAAATAGCGCCAGCCACCACAGAGTTAAAGGCTGCAGAAAAAGCGTTAAATAATTATAAAGATGCTTATACAGCGTACTACAACGCACACCACACTGAGCCTGGTTACCCTTCTGGGACAGATTTACTCACTTTGAATCCTTTATCAAGTTATATTGCCGCACAAACAGCAGTAGTAAATTCTAGTAACAAAAAAATAAAAGATGCTAATGCCACTATTACAGCCATTAAAAGCCAAATTGCTGCGTTAATACCCTCAAAAAACGCAGCAAAATTAAAACCAAAATCAAAAGGTGGTTTTGGTCCTGGTGGCGGAACTGGACCTGCACCACAAGGAGAGAGTAAAGCCTTTTCAAAAGACCACAAATATAATGCGCCAATGGTTTCTTCTGCTTACTTTGGAGTAGAAAGTATTCAAAGTGATGTCTTAAACAATAACCATGTAGACCCAGGAAATTGGGGAGATGCAAGTCAGGCTTGGAAGGGTGTAAACGGCGGACGTGGAACCATACAGATGGATAAAAAATTTATTGAAGGAATTAAACTATCTGATACGTCTCGTAAATTTGATTTACAAAAATATGGATTTAAATTTTTGTATAACCCAACCACTGTAAGTATGGCTTGGGGTTTAATGTCTTACATGGACCCAACATATGAAGCAACAGGAACAGACCCATTTCAAGTAGTCTCTACTGGACTGCTCTCTAGTACGGTGCAGTTTGAATTGATGTTAAACCGTATTGCAGACTTTGATTATGTTAATGAGTATGGTTTAAGAGGAAGTAATACTTCTAATACTAGAGAAGACCGTGTACCTCTAGTTAAGAGTCCTTATCCTCCATCAGTAACTAACGCAGAATTAAAAGAAATTTATAATAAAGGAACTATGTATGACCTTGAGTACTTTTTTAAAACAGTAAATGGCCCTGATGGAACATTTGTTTCTGCATTAAATGGAAGCACCTCTGACCGTGCTTGGTTACGACCATCTATTGTAGAACTTCATCTTGGTAACTCTATGAGGTATCGTGTTCGTATTTCACAGTTTGCTGTTAATCACATTATGTTTAACAGTCGTATGGTTCCTATACTTTCTACTGTAAGCCTAACTTGTTCAAGATTTAATGACGGTCCAACCGCTGCAGGTGCTGGCAGCACAGTAGGTAGTTACAGTGCTTCTGGAGCATCTTACGGAGCAAACAATAGGCCACTGTATCAACCTGGAGGCACAAACCTACCATGATATTTTTAGATAGCAGATACGTTGATGGAACAATCTATAAGGCTTACGATTCTAGAACTGGGGCATACCAATTAACAGTAACTCGTAACTGGCCTATTTATTCTTCTGGATTTTTTATCTATGAATGGGTAGAAACTGACCGTCTAGATAACCTTTCTTTGCAGTTCCTTGGTTCATCTAGTTTATGGTGGAGACTTTTGGATTTAAATCCAGAGGTACTAGACCCATCTTCAATAGCGCCTGGAACTCAACTTAGGATTCCTCGTGAGTAACGCCGTACAAAACAGAACGGGTTCTAGATTTAAAGTTTCTTTTCCTAACTTTCCATCTTGGGATATAACCCCACAAAACATTAAACTTCACCAAGAAACTGGAAAACAAGACATTGTAGAACTTACTTATCCTAGATTTAGTGAGTTTTATTTTAAGGCTTTAAAGACTGGTGTTCCAGTTCTTATCACTTGGAGTAACAATAAAGTCTCTGAAACCTTTTATGGATATATCTATGATGTATCTAGCACAGTCCGTCAAGGTCTAACAAAACCAGTTCTTGTAAGATGTATAGGCGCATCTCTTGCGCTTAAAGATGGTGGTAATAAAATTTGGAAAGCAAAGACTGCTCCAGATATAGTTACAGATATTGCTAAGAGTTTAAAATTAAAACCCTTTGTGACTCCACATAAAATGATTTTTAATCAACAATCACTAGTAGGACACACTCGTTGGGAAAAAATTCAAGAACTTGCTGGACGACTAGGTTACGTAGCACAGATGAATAAGACAGAGTTACATTTTCATCCAATTGATAAAATGATTGACAGATTTATGACTACCATTCCAATTATGTCTTTTAATAAATCATATGGAAATGCTTATTCAGAAGTTTTACCACAGACCCTAGATGTATTTAAACCACGTCTTGGAGATTTTTCAGATAGCAGAGAAAACTCAAGAACTGATAAATCTATTTCTGGTATTGACCCTGTAACAGGAAAAACTTATACAGTGACATCTTCCCCTAATGGTGTGGGGAAAAAATTAAGGGAAGATACACGAGACCCCCTTTTTAAAGAGACGCTTCCTGGAACAGTTACAGCCAGTCCTGCTATGGCACAAACCATAGTAGATGCACACGCACAACTTTCTAGGTTTTCAATCTACGCAGATGGCTTTGGTCAGGGAGACCCACGGATTGCTCCTTACAGAACGATAGAAATAAGTGGGACTGGAGAGACTTCAGATGGTTTTTGGGTTATAAAAAAGGCTGTGCACTTTTTAACTTATGATGGTCGTTATCAAGTTGATTTTACTTGTATGACTGATGGTCTTGGAGCAAATGTACCAAGTGCAACTCGGCCATCGCTTGCTGGTTCAGTCCCAGTAAGAAATGTTCAACAGGAACTAGCAACAGGCGGTCCAAGTACCCCAACATCCTCTAGACTTAATTCACCTGCACCAATGATAAAAGCAAATGCTGGTGGATACAAGGTCACTCCAAACAGATGGGTAAG